TTATTTATTTTTTATAAGTGATACAATTGCCAAAATTACATTGATCAAGCACCAAGTAGCCCATATGTACAAATCTGAATAACTTCCAGCTAATCCATAGCCTAATAACGCACCGATGCCGAAAAGAACAATAAGAGCAATATTGCTGCCCTTGCCGCCTTTACGTGTTGCAATAGATACAATTCCGCCCGCTAAAAGCATAATCGCAACAATGATACCAGCGGAACCACCGACTTCTCCGGTCTCACCAAGAGTGTTGCCGATTCCTACAGCGCAGGATTGAAATGCAACCATAATAAATAATACGATTGACAAAATCCCTGATACAAGTTTCCATGTTTTCATAAAGAATTCCTCCTTCATATTGTTTTTATCATTCAGCAGCAACAAACTTCATCACTGCAAATGGTTCGAAATATATCACATAATTATCAACAATTGTATATTGACCGTATTTTGCATGATAGCAATTTATTACATTTCTCAGATATTCTTCCGTCACATCCAGGTATTCAGCCATTTCATACAAATTCCGGCAGCCTTCTTCATAGGCACTGATCAGACCGGTAAGCCCCACCTTTAAGTTGTAACCATACAACCTAGCACGATATTCTTGTTTACGGTTCATGATGTCAGTCTGATCCAGGATGTCTCCGGAGCTGGTGCAGTGATGACCGATTTCCTCTGCAAGTACACAGGATTTTTCTACCTGAGTCATATCTTCGTTGAGAGCAACAGTACCATTGCAATATAATCCTTTGATATTGCTACTCTTAAAAGGATATTCGATAATTTCTATACCGTCTTTGCAGGCTTGAATCTGTAATTCTTCGTAATTCATGAAAACACCTCCCGCTCAAGTATATCATTTCGGAAGTACGAAAATCTGTACAACCATAATTTAACAAAAGTAACGTATTTCACCAAAATATTTAAGCCATGCACGGATTACATCATCGTGCCGCGCCTCGATCATACGCATTATATTTCGAAGTGTATGATTAGGAATGCGTGAATTATTATTGCAAAGCAAACAATGCCCTGTGCTGGTTATCCATATTTTAGTTGCATTTGCAGTAGGTGCACCTTTTGCAACATGTATATGAACCGGTTCAAGTGGTTCATTTTCGTTTGTCCAGAAATAAATCCAATATTCGCCAAACCTAAAAATTTGAGGCATTGTTGAAGCCTCCTTCCTGCGAAAATTCTATAATCAGATGTGCCATAGAATGGATAATTTCATCAAATCGATTGATTTCTTCATCTGAATATTGGAAGATGTCTTCCCATTCATAAGCAGGAAGCCAGCAGGTGGCATGTTTAAAGCAATATTTTTCATCTGGAGTTTCGATATAAACTTTTACTTTTCCATCTGGATTCATTTCAGAATGTGTAATTTCTGTGTCATCATTAAGCGTCATAAATGGATACATCATAATAAAAGCTCCTTTCTGATTCTGCATAGAATATTATTTTGGTCTGACAAATATTATATGTCAATGTACCAGCGCATCCAAATCAGATGCGTTTTGTAGATTATGAATTTATTGATTATGAGAAATTACGTCTAAAACAGATAATATTTTGTGAGCTTCTTCGAATATCGTTTGATATTCTTTTGAAGATGTTTTTGTTGGTTTTGTTATTAAAGGAATTAATATACATGGTATGTTAAAATCGTTTAAAGTTACTTTGATATATAAAGATTCGATTTTTTTCTTCTGAGTTTTCTTTCCAGTAATAGCACCTGCAATAGCTCCAGCACCTCCGAATACGGCACCGCCAATAAGTGCTTGCCCAACACCTCCACTTGTTACAAGGGAATCATCTTCCAGAAGATCGTAACTTACAAGGGCAGAAAAAGGAAACCATTTATTGGTTCCGGCTTTTGCTTTTCCACCGGAAATCATTTTTTCAGCAGCTAAAGACATTCCCATTGTACTTACAGCCATAAGACCTTTAAAGGATTTTCCGATGATACCTGTTTTTTTACCATTTGTTGGAATGGTACCGTTAATCTGAAACATACGATTATTTTCATCTATTTTAACAGCACTGACCTTTGATGTTACATGAGGTTTTACAGGAGTAAAAGATGATTTAGAGGGAATTGTACTCCAAATAGAGGCCAATTCGTCTTCTGATGAATTATTTGAGTTGGAACTCGTATTAATTTCACTGGTAGGACATCCGCAATTAGGACATGCCGAAGCTTTGTCAGAAAATTCTTTCCCACATTCAGGACATTTGATTAATGCCATAACGCATTCCTCCCTTTATATTTATTTCCTTTTGTTTTTCACAAACTCTGCGAACTGGCGGATTTCATCCAGTTCATCCTCTGTATATTCACTTCCATCAAAATGTGCAGCAATAGTAGTTGGCTCTTGCTCGCCTGAAAAAACGATTTCTCCATCAACTATCTTTTCCGCATCAAGGCCTAATTCACGAGTGATTTTTAATACATTAGTTATATTGGAATTTGCCATTCCTCGTTTAAGAATACTGTCTAATGTTGTCCAAGGCATATTAATCGTTTCGGAAAATTTCTTGAGACTTCCATACCTTCCTATAATAAGAGATTTAATATTGGCTTCAAGCTCTTGCATATACGATTAACCCTCCTTTTTCAAATCTCTAACTAAATTGATAATAACACCAAAATCTCGAAAAATCAATATAAATATATAATGAATCAATATAAAATCTCGAAAAATCGAAAAAATATATTGACATTCACGAAAATTCGTATATACTTTAAAATATAATCACGAAAAATCGAGAAAGAGAGGTGAGAAAGTGTTTCCAAATTTAGAAGCAGAGATGGCACGAGGAAAAATAACACAATCTAGTATTGCATTGTCATTGGGAATTACACCAACAACATTTTCTTTTAAGTTAAATGGTAAAGCTCCAATTTCCTTAAAAGAGTGTGTAAAAATAAAAAACACTTTTTTCCCAGACAAGACATTGGACTACTTATTTGCAACCGAATCAGACCAGAAGGAATCAGCGTAAGGAGGTGAGAGAAGTGTTGGACAAAATAAAGTTCTTTCTTGAAGATGCCACAATCCCCATCATTGGTGGCATCATAGGAAGCTTCATAGGGATGGGGATAGCAGCGTTGTTAGGGATGTTGTAGCCAGAAGGGGGCGAAAGAAATTTTATTAATTGTTACAGTTTTTGTTTTAAATACAGCCTCTTGTATTTTACTTATTAAGGGAGAGAAAGCTTTGGGCATTATATTAAAGGGACTGGGAGATGGCATTTCTTTAATATACATTTGTACTCAAGCAATATTGAGGCTGTTATGTCATTAAATATTTGATCAAAGTGATCGGAACATTCAATGAGCGAATAATCTTCGCTATCGTCTTCTGCATCCAAAAGATCGAGATATGCAGCATAAAAATCACTATATTTGGATTGTGATATTGGCTCCATGAGATGAATATTTCGTGTAAATAATTCAAGAAAAGCACTTCTTGATTCTGGGCTCATTTGGCTTAGACGATTGCGAAATAGAAAACCAGCACAGTATCTTCGGTAAAAAGGAATATAAAAATTATCAAGCTGCTCTCTTCGAACCTGTTGCTTTTCGCTGAATACATCTCGTATAGCACTAAGATACACAACAACAAAGGAACCAATAACTGAGATCAAAGAAACAATAATAGAAGCAACAATAGAAAAATCCATGTAAATTCTCCTTTCGTATCATAATATTCAGGCATGGCAGTGCCTGTAATTACAGTATAGGAGGACATCGCATAAAACACAATATGCACAACCAAAATAGACAGGAATCGAAGAAAAAAGGAAAGAGGTGAATACCATGACAAAAAGAGAAAATGATATTTTGGCACGTCTTGCACAGATTATTCCAAAACTTCCAGAGACTAAGCAGGAAAGAATTTTAGGCATCGCGGAGGGCATGGGAGTAATGAAAGAAAATTCAGAAAAGAAAGCAGGATAATTACTTACCCTGCAATCCCAAATGTAAAAGATAGAGCTGATATGGAGTTAGAACAACGTGGTTCTGAATTTCCAAAAGTTCACCGTTGATGTAGATATCCATACGTAACATAACAATTCTCCTTTCTACTTGTTGTTTATAGAATACTCACGAAATAAGGAGAAAACAAGGAAAATAACTCGACAAACGTCGAGTACATTCGATGAGTGACAGTGGACAAGTACATTTCATACCATATCACAGGGAGGTGAGAATGTGACAAAGTTAGAGTTCGTCACCAGAATACAGGTTAATGGTGTAAAAGAGGAAGTATCAGGTGCAAAAGAAAAAGAGGTTGTTCTTAAGAGCACGGAAAAAGGTCTACAAACAATGCGCTATGTGAGAAAGGCTGCCGGATAAGGGCGGCAGGGAGGGACAAGCATGAGAGATATAATTGATTCCGCTTTGATTGGAAGTCTTGCAAGCTTCCTGCCGTTTTGGATGTGGGACAGCAGAAGCGACCAGATCGCCGGAGCAATCGCACTGATTGGAATGATATACATAGCTATGAGGTGGAAAACATGGCTGGGTTAAGCAAAAAGCAGCTGGAAATTAAAAATCAAGCACTGTTGGATTACATAAAAGCCGCGATTTGTGTGCTGGATGATCAGACAGCAGAGGCGAGACATAAGGCAGCATATACGGCAGGTCTTTTGAGCGTGGCAGAGGAAGGCGCAAACAGAAATGTAGCAAGAGGGTATTTTACACCGACTCCAAAATGGAGAATCCGGTATGCGGATGGAACAGTTGGATACCAGCTATACGAAAGAAAATATGCTGTGGAAATTGCTGAGAAAAAGAAAGACGAATACGGCGGCAGTTATACGATTGAGCCTGTGGAATGAAAAAGGATCCTCAGAGCTGCAACTCAGAAGGATCCAAAAGATAATAATAGTTTATCACCCTTTCATTGTATGAGGGTAGAAAGGAAAAGTCAATGATTAAAGCAGAGAAAACAGGAAACAAAATGTTACTGGAAATTACAGGAGATGCACATGAGTTGCTTTGTGAATTTGATGCTGCACTAAAAGCCATATATGTGATGCTGGATAACAGCCTTGTGGAATCAGCTCCATTTAATACGGAAGATATCTTACACACAATGGTAAAAAGAACAGCGGCAGAGAAAAGGGGAAAGTAAGAAATGAGTATGAAAATTAATAAGCTTGAAATTGAAAATGTCAAACGTATCAAAGCTGTAAAAGTAGAGCCTAAAGCAAACGGGCTTACAGTAATCGGCGGAAACAATAATCAGGGAAAGACTTCTGTTTTGGATTCCATTGCGTGGGCGCTTGGTGGGGAGCGCTACAAGCCATCACAGGCAACAAGGGAGGGTTCTGTGATGCCACCGACGTTACATATTGTAATGAATAATGGTCTTGTGGTGGAGCGCAAAGGAAAGAACAGCGCACTGAAAGTTACAGATCCCAATGGTCAGAAAGCAGGACAGCAGCTTCTGAATGAGTTTGTGGAACAGCTTGCATTAGACCTTCCTAAATTTATGGAAGCTTCCAGTGCAGAGAAAGCCAAAATCCTTTTGCAGATCATTGGTATTGGACCTCAGCTCACACAGCTTGAACAGCAGGAAAAAGAGCTTTATCAGGAACGTTTATACATTGGACGTACTGCAGATCAGAAAGAGAAATTTGCAAAGGAACAGCCATATTATACGGAGGCCCCCAAAGATTTAATATCTGCTTCTGAGCTGATCCGTCAGCAGCAGGAAATCCTTGCAAGAAACGGAGAGAATCAGAGAAAACGTGAACAGCTGCACCAGTTAGAGCAGAGATACCAGCGGATCAATGAGCAGATGGCCAATCTGCTGGCCGAACAGAAAAAGGTGGAAAGTGATCTGGAGATTGCAAGAAAATCTGCACTGGATCTGCACGACGAATCTACGGAAGAGCTTGAACAGAATATTTCCAACATTGAAGAGATCAACCGGAAAGTCAGGGCAAATCTGGACAAGGAAAAAGCGGAAGATGATGCCAAAACATATCGTGATCAGTACAATTCGCTGACAAAAGATCTTGAAGATGTAAGAGACAAAAAAGCAGAGTTGTTGAATGCAGCAGAACTTCCTCTTCCAGAACTTTCTGTCAAGGAAGGTGAACTGATCTACAAAGGTCAGAAGTGGGATAACATGTCTGGTTCTGATCGGTTAAAGGTATCAACTGCGATTGTGAGAAAGCTGAATCCAAACTGCGGCTTTGTGCTTCTGGACAAGCTGGAACAGATGGATATGAAGTCTTTACAGGAGTTTGGTGAATGGCTGGAAGCAGAAGGTCTTCAGGCAATCGCAACAAGAGTAAGTACCGGTGATGAGTGTTCGATCATTATCGAAGACGGATATGTGGTTGGACAGAAGACACCGGAAGAACCTGAAAAGAAAGAATGGAAGGCAGGTACATTTTAAATGAAGATTACAAAAGGAATTATTCCGTGTGCAAAGAAAGTGGTGATTTACGGTCCAGAAGGCATTGGAAAGTCAACATTTGCCAGCCAGTTTCCTGATCCGGTGTTTATCGATACAGAAGGCAGCACAAATTCTATGGATGTGGCAAGATTACCCAAACCTACAAGCTGGCAGATGCTTCTGGAAGAAATCCAGTATGTGAAGGATCATCCGGATGTCTGCAAGACATTAGTTATTGATACGGTGGATTGGGCTGAATCCATGTGTATCCAGAGCATTTGCGATAAGCATCAGAAATCCGGAATTGAAGATTTTGGATATGGAAATGGTTATGTTTATACCAAAGAAGAAATGGGACGCTTCCTGAACCAGCTTTCGGAAGTGGTTGAAGTTGGTGTAAATGTGGTGCTGACCGCGCATGCCCAGATCAGGAAATTTGAGCAGCCGGATGAGCTGGGAGCCTATGACCGCTGGGAACTGAAACTTGGAAAGAAAACATCTTCCCAGACATCGCCACTCATTAAGGAATGGGCGGATATGCTGTTGTTTGCAAACTATAAGACGTTTTCCATTGCAGTAGATGATAAAGGTCAGAAGCGAAAAGCACAGGGTGGGGAACGTGTACTGTATACGTCTCATCATGCCTGCTGGGATGCAAAGAACCGTTATGGGCTTCCGGAACAGGTGCCATTCAGCTTCTCATCCATTGCGCACATCATTAATGGAAAGCCAGAGGAAAAAGCAAAAGTGCGTTCACCACAACCTACCTATCAGGTGGAGAAGCCAAAAACAACACAGCCTGTCCCGGAACCAACTCAGCAGGCATACACTGCAGGTGAGCAGATGAATCTTCCGTTGAATGAACCGGTTAAACAGGAAGAACAGAAAGCATTCCCGGCACAGGATCCAGGGATCCCTAAGGCGCTGCGTGATCTGATGGAAGAAAATCATGTAGATGAATGGGACATCCAGAATGTAGTGGCTGCAAGGGGTTATTATCCGGCAGATGTGAAGATCAAAGATTATGATAAGGACTTTATTGATGGATGTCTGATCGGAGCATGGCAGCAGGTTTACGGTATGATCAGGGAAATGAAAGAAAAACAGGAAGTACCATTTAATAATTAAGGAGGATATGAGATATGGCAACAGAAGGAAGAGAGTTTGGTTGGGAAGACACCATTAAGGAAGATGCGCAGGAATTTGAGCCGCTTCCGGAAGGTGATTACAATGTAACGATTGAAAAATTTGACAGAAGCAGATCATCAGGAAGTGGAAAACTTCCGGCATGTAACATGGCAGTGGTTTATTTTAATGTACATGCTCCAAACAGAGAGATAACTATTCGTGAAAACTATGTGCTGCACAGTAGTCTGGAATGGAAACTGTCAGAACTGTTCCGTGGTGTCGGTCTGAAGAAAGAAGGTGAAGAACTTCGCATGGACTGGAGTGCACTGCCGGGTAAGACTGCACGAGCAAAGATCGGGCTGAGAGCAGGGACCAAAGATCCGACAAAGAAATACAATTACATTGAGAAGCTTTATCCGAAAGAGGCATCGAAGCCGGCATTTACACCAGGGGGATTTTAAAAGATGGAGCTGAGACCATATCAGCAGGAAGCAAAGGATGCAATTTTTGAACAATGGGACAGCGGAGTGTTAAAAACTCTGCTGGTCCTTCCAACAGGATGCGGTAAGACAGTAGTTTTTGCAAAAGTGACAGAAGACTGCGTTCGTCAGGGTAGCAGGGTACTTATACTTGCGCACCGTGGAGAGCTACTGGATCAGGCGGCTGACAAACTGAAAAAGACAACAGGGCTTGGTTGTGCAGTAGAAAAAGCAGAATCTTCATGTCAGGGTACATGGTTCCGTGTAGTTGTTGGCTCTGTCCAGACACTTATGAGAGAGAAACGTCTGAGCAGTTTTGATTCAGATTATTTTGACACGATCATTATAGATGAGGCACATCACTGTATTTCAGATAGTTACCAGAGAGTTTTACAGCATTTTTCAGGAGCACATGTACTGGGAGTTACAGCTACACCGGACAGGGGTGACATGAAAAATCTTGGTACATATTTTGAATCCCTTGCTTATGAATATACGCTTCCGAAAGCGATCAAAGAGGGATATCTGTCACCAATAAAAGCACTGACGATTCCGTTAAAGATTGATATGAGCAGTGTATCCGTACAGGCAGGAGACTTTAAAGCAAGTGATATCAGTACTGCATTGGATCCATATCTGCAAGGAATTGCAGAAGAAATGAAGAAATACTGTCAGGATAAAAAGACTGTTGTGTTTCTTCCATTAGTAAAGACCAGTCAGAAGTTCCGTGATCTGCTGAATGAAAATGGTTTCCGTGCTGCAGAAGTAAATGGAGACAGTCAGGACAGAGCTGAGATTTTAAAAGATTTTGATTCTGGAAAATACAATGTGCTGTGCAATTCCATGCTTTTGACGGAAGGCTGGGACTGCCCGTCTGTTGACTGCATTGTAGTTCTGAGACCGACAAAGGTCAGAAGTCTTTACTGTCAGATGGTGGGACGAGGTACCAGATTGTCACCGGAGACAGGAAAAGATCATCTGCTGTTGTTGGATTTCCTCTGGCACACAGAACGACATGAGCTGTGTCATCCGGCCAGCCTGATTTGTGAAAATCAGGAAGTGGCGCAGAAAATGACAGAGAATCTGGAAAAAGATGCAGGAATGCCGATTGACATAGAAGAAGCTGAGAAAAAGGCATCTGAGGATGTGGTTGCACAGCGTGAAGAGTCACTGGCAAAACAGCTTGCGGAAATGAAAAGACGAAAGAAGAAACTTGTGGATCCATTACAATTCGAGATGTCGATTCAGGCAGAAGACCTGTCTAGTTATGTACCGTCTTTTGGATGGGAGATGGGACCGCCATCTGATAAACAGAAGAATACACTGGAAAAACTGGGTATTCTTCCTGATCAGATAGATAATGCAGGGAAAGCAGCTAAGATTCTTGATCGACTGGAAAAGAGAAGAAATGAAGGACTGACGACTCCAAAACAGATTCGATTTCTGGAAGGAAGAGGTTTTCAGCATGTAGGTACATGGCAGTTTGAGACAGCGAAGAACCTGATTGATCGGATTGCCGGTAATGGTTGGCGAGTCCCAAGCGATATTGTACCACAGGAATATAAAGGAGCATAAACATGGAGCAGAGGACAAGCCTTGCAGAAATAATTGAATACATCGATCCTGGTTCCCTGAGCTATCAGGACTGGGTGAATGTCGGAATGGCACTGAAGCTGGAAGGCTATCCGATCAGCGTCTGGGATCAGTGGAGCCAGAAAGACTTCAGTAGGTATCATTCTGGAGAATGCGAACGGAAATGGAGAACCTTTTCTGGAGCATCTTCACCTGTAACTGGTGGGACGATTGTTCAGATGGCAATCGAACATGGCTGGGTGCCTGAAAGAGGGCATGAACTAGACTGGAACGACAGCATCCAAATTGACAGTGACCGTGTTGTTGTGGATAAGAACTGGCTGGAAGGAAAAGAAATCCATGAACCTAAAAATTGGAATCCGGCCGAGCAGCTGATCACATATCTGGAAACCCTGTTTGAAGCCGGGGAAAACGTAGGGTATGTAACTGGAAGCTGGGAAAAGACAGATGAAAAAGGCACTCGTTGGCTTCCGCAGAAAGGTTCCTGGGACCGTACAGCCGGACAGCTCATTGAACAACTGAATAGCTGTAATGGTGATATAGGAGCAGTACTAGGAGATTACAATCCGGAAGCAGGAGCGTGGATCCGCTTCAACCCACTGGATGGAAACGGCTGTAAAAATGAGAATGTAACAGAATACAGATATGCACTGGTCGAATCAGACCATATGGATATCGAACAGCAGAATGCTATTCTGCGTGAGCTGGAACTTCCAATAGCCTGTCTGGTGTACTCCGGAAAGAAAAGTCTTCACGCTATCGTGAGAGTGGATGCAGCTGATTACAGTGAGTACAGGAAGCGTGTAGATTATTTATATGAAGTATGTCAGAAAAACGGGATTGACGTTGATACGCAGAACAGGAATCCTTCCAGATTAGCCAGAATGCCCGGTGTGCAGCGTGGAGAAAAGAAACAATTCATTGTAGATACCAATCTGGGAAAAGCATCCTGGAATGAATGGTATGAGTGGATTGAGGGGGTAAATGATGATCTCCCGGAACCGGAGGGACTGGAATGTGTATGGGATAATCTCCCGGAGCTGTCCCCATGTCTGATTGAAGGAATACTCAGAAAAGGACATAAGATGCTGATTGCAGGTCCTTCCAAGGCTGGTAAGTCATTCCTGCAGATAGAGCTGTGCATTGCCATCGCAGAGGGTAAGAAATGGCTGCAGTGGTATTGTGCGCAGGGACGTGTGATGTATGTCAATCTGGAGCTGGACAGAGCGAGCTGTCTGCATCGATTCAAGGATGTTTATACATCTATGGGAATCGCGCCGGAGAACCTTCAGAACATTGATATCTGGAATTTGCGAGGCAAATCAGTACCAATGGATAAGCTTGCACCTAAGTTGATCAGAAGAGCTGCAAAGAAAGATTATGTGGCCATAATCATTGACCCGATCTATAAGGTTATTACCGGCGATGAGAACAGCGCGGATCAGATGGCTAACTTCTGCAACCAGTTTGACAAGGTATGCACAGAGCTTGGCTGTGCGGTAATTTACTGTCATCATCATTCAAAAGGAAGCCAGGGAGGCAAGAAGTCCATGGATCGTGCTTCTGGCTCCGGAGTATTTGCCCGTGATCCGGATGCGCTGCTTGACCTGATTGAACTTGAACCTACAGAAGCATTGATGAAACAGGAAGAGAATAAAGCAATCTGTGGTGCCTGCAAGAGTTTTTTAGACGCTCATTTCAAGTGGCAGGATGACCTTTCGCAGGATGATCTTCTAAGCAGTACACAGATGCTGGACTACTGCAGAGGGCACCTTGATAAGTGGCAGATGATAGCACTGGAACGTCAGATTGAGGAAGCAAAGAAGACTGTGAAGGCAAGAACAGCATGGAGAATAGAAGGAACACTGCGAGAATTTCCGAAGTTTGATCCAGTAAATCTGTGGTTTGATTATCCGGTACATCGTATCGATCAGGTTGGAAGTCTTAAGGATCTGCAGTTGGAAGCGGAGAAACCGATGTGGGAAAAAGCAGCACAGAAAAGGAAAGAAAATGCTCAGAAAACTCGTGAGCGCAAGCTGAATGAATTTGAGATTGCATTTCAGAATATTGAGTTTGATGGCAGAGAAATATCTGCTACGGAATTGGCAGATGCATTAGATACTAGTTCTAAAGAATTGCTTTCTTGGCTTGGAATTGGCAAGAGGAGAAAGAAAGAATTAACAGATAAATTTGAAAAATATCAGGGTGAAGATGGAAAGATATATATAAAAAGAAAGGGTGCGCAAGACTGAACATAACCTAGATTGTGAGCAGTGCGCACAACCATATTTTTTATGGTCATGTTCACGGGTGCGCATAACCGTAATTTTATGGTCATGAGCAGTGCGCAAAAAGAGGGGTGCGCAATATATACTACGTATATAGGTTGTGCTCCCCCCACCTAGCGGGGTAGGTAGTCGTGCGATAAGCTCACGCACGACGACCACCCACCCGCACTCAGGTGGGCACCATACCTTGAGCAGTGAAAGAAGGAGTTGAAAAAATGAGCACCGAATTTTTTTTGGCTATGAATCCTCCGACAGTAACACACCAGAAACATAAAGTTGCTGTCGTGAATGGCAAGCCAGTATTTTACGATCCACCGGAATTAAAAGCAGCCAGGCAGAAACTGATGGCATATCTTGGCAGGGAAGTTCCGGAAGAACCATATCGAAAAGGTGTTCGATTGGTAACGAAGTGGTGTTTCCCTGATGATGGCAAACATGGCAATGGTGCATACCGGATCACAAAACCAGACACGGACAATTTGCAGAAGCTGTTAAAGGACTGCATGACCAGAGTTGGCTTCTGGGAAGATGATGCTCTTGTGGCATCAGAAATTGTAGAAAAGTTCTGGTCGCAGGTTCCCGGGATTTATATCAGGATCGAAGAATTATGACAGGACAGGAATTGACAAAGCTCTGGGAGTTGTACCCAGAGGCAAGAAACTTATATGAACAATATAACGGTATTCTGGTTGAAGATGATCCAGCCTGGAAAGAACTCACAGGCACAGCGGAAGCGTTGATCCGAAAGAGTAACACAGAATTATGCACAACAGTGATTCTGGAGACTGTACGTCAGCTGGAATATCTTGCAAAGAGGAGAAAAGCCGGATGAACAAGATGCGTGAATATGAGCGAGGCCGTGAAGATGGTCTTGATCTTGCCCTCAGGATAGTACGTCAGGGGGGAATTGAAGCTCTGGAGAAAGAAGTCAGGTTTCGGAACATTACCGGAGTACATACATCACTGGCAGTAAAGGATTTGGACAAAGCATCTGAACAGATCAAGGCAATGACCTTGGATACCTTTACAATACTAAGTATTGCAGTGCTGCATGATTATTTCGGATTCGGTCAGATTCGATGCCAAAGATACATGGATGGCATGGACAAGGGAGCTGAGTATCTGACAAATGATCTGGCAACATGGCCGGATTATATCGAGAGCATAAAGGAACAGCTTGGTATGAAGTTGGAAATCAGATGGAATAACTGAGGAGGGATAGCTTATGGATAAGACCTGTGCAACATGTATTGAGAATGACGATGGTCTCTGTGACCGCAAAGGAATCCTGGTCCATGATGATGATACCTGCAGTCTGCATAAAGAATCATGGAAAGATGCAATGTTAAGTCAGTTCAACAGAAGAACAATGAGGTATTGAGTCCTTCATTCGTAATGAAGGGGTCGTGAAAATAGACAGAAAGGAGCCAGCCTCCGGCCGGGGCAAGGGTATACCGGGCTTCTTGAAAAGATGGAAAAAGATTTATCCACAGAAGAGTGGAAGCAACAGAAAAAAGAACAGAGAGCTATATTTACGGCACGTCAAAGGCTGCCTTATGAGCTAAAGCTGAAGCGACAGGCACGAAGAGCCTGGCAGTTTTATGAGGAACTTTTAAGCAGAGATATGAATTGTCATGTCAGTGTTGGAGGCTTAGACAGTATCACGCTTTATATTTGGTTGCTGAGCATTGGAATCGAAGTACCGGCCATATCGGTAACACATGTAGAAGATGTCAGCATTCAGAGAGTACATAAGGCACTGGGAATCGAGATTGTCAGATCATACAAATCTAAAGTTCAGGTATTGAATGAGATGGGATTCCCAGTAATAAGCAAGAAGATAGCCGGCAGAATCAACCTGTTACAGAATCCAACACCAGATAACAAAACAGTACGACATGCAATTATTACTGGTGAATGTGGAGCACAGGGGCACTTTGCCAAGAACAGCAGAATGCAGTTACCGAAGAAATGGCTCAATAAGTTTGGCGGCTATGAAAATGAGAACGAAGGTACGCATTATGGAAAACCGGATCCAGAAATCAAGGTATCAAAGGAATGTTGTTACTGGTTAAAGGAAAAACCATGCGATGACTGGGCGAAACAGCATAACAGTGCACCATATCTTGGAATGATGGCCAGTGAAGGCGGCCAGAGAGAGGAAGCACTAATCGAGCATGGCTGCAACTATTATGGCAAGACAGTAATCAGATCTGCACCATTTGCAATCTTTTTGAGGCAGGATATATTGTTGCTTGCTTTGGAGATGGACAAATGGTATCACGATCATTTAGATTATTTCGAAAAGAAATTCCATGAACAGCCTTATGGGAGAAATAAGGACGGAAGTCCTAAGAAATATGTCCCGGTAGATTCTATTGTTCCGGCAATATATGGCATGATCGAAGAAAACGACATTGGAGTGTTGAGAACGACAGGTGCTCAGAGAACCGGTTGTGAAATGTGTGGTTTCGGAATTCATTTGGAACAGCGTCCACATAGATTTGACCGGTTACGGGAAAGAAATCCGAAAGCCTGGGAGTTTTGGATGTACCGTTGTTGTACAGATCCGGAGACTGGCGAGAAATACGGATGGGGAAGAGTACTAGATTACATTGGAGTTGAGTGGGAAGATATTCCACCTGTACAGATGACAATATTTGATTATCCGGAGGTACTGCCATGAAAAAGAATACACCAGAACAACAGTTGAAATTACTATGCAGCCTGATAATCCGTGAACGTGCTACGTGGACATTCATCAATGAAAATGGTTGTAATGATCCATTTTGGCCGGATGGCTGTAATCTGAATCTGACCAGGAATCATATTATTTCGTACAAAAGAGCTATCGCAGAGTTATGTGAGAAAACTGGAATGACACTTCCAGAAGAATATTTCCTGAAAGTTCCGCCGGAAGTTGATGATAATTATATGGCGAATCTGAAACAGAAAGAGCGTGTTGAGCGACTGAGAGAGCAGGGAAATAAATTAAGTCAGAAGAAACAGAAGTTTGCAGACGATGGACAATTGGAATTTTGTTAAGGAGATGAAGAACAATGGCAAGGACACCTGAACAGATACCAGTATATTTGATGTCACTGGAATGTTGCTATACATGCGAACATTATTCACATGACTATGCAACATGTAAGAATCCAACATCTCCTAGATACGGAAAAATAACATGTGTTGATAATGGTTGTAAATACAGGGAAGGGATAGGGAGAGATGAAGAATGGATAAACTAACACTGAAAGAATTAAGGCAAATGTCAGGACAACCAGTATGGTGCAAGGATTTAGAAGTGTATGGAATCATCAAATGTGAATCTAAAGGTAGGTGGAGTGGAAAACCGTTTCTTGTAGGAGTTTTTTACAGTTCAGAATATGGAGTAGCCCACAATTTTGAATATGATATTCAGAGAAGAAAGCTGACGTGTTATAGAGTGATTAATGAAAAGCAGATATCGAAGAAGCCTAAAAATATGAAGTCTATTCCAGATTTTTCAGGTAGATATTATACAACAAAAGGGGATTGTCCTATTTGTGGAGCAGAAGGGTTGTATAGATCAAGCCTGTATTGCAATAAATGTGGACAAAAACTTGACTGGGGAGAGGAGTGATAAAATGGCATATAAAAATCACGAAGGTTATTCGGATCCGACTTCCGGACAGGCAATGCAGAACACCCACTGGGAAGAATTACAGCAGCTGCGTGAGAAGGAACATGGCCTGAAACGCGGCCAGAAGCTTGTACTCACTGAAATGTACAGAGAAGAACATAAGCCGGCCAGAAAGATTCAGAGGACCTATATCGTTCTTGAGCTGTACAAGTATTGTGTATTGTTGAAAGACGATAAGGGTTATCGTACAGCACCGTCTTACATACAGCTGCAAATGATGATGAGGGGTGTAGTGTAATGGAAATTAAGGTCACAAAAGATCTGCTGGACCGGTACCGGAAGTTAAAACAGGAAATACCAGTACTGGAGCTGGAACTCCTGATGATGAAGAATACAGAGGCAGGACTGGGGAATGATACGATCTTCGATTACCAGACCGGCTATCCCAGACCACAGAGCGTTGTTGGGTTTGATCAGAAGAAGTATGACCGGCGGGAGAAGGTATTGGAACGCAAAAAAGAAAAGGTCAAGGCCATGGATCAGTGGATTGACGACATCAAGGACGGACAGACCAGATGTGTGTTCCGGATGTTCTATAAGCAGGGGATGACCTGGAAAGCGATTGCGAAGCAGATCGGTATGCCACACAATGAGGATTATCCGAGGGTATGCATCAGGGATGCTTATTTGAAAAAAATGAAGATTACATGACAATTTTTCGGATATTTCGGTAATTTCGTTGTATGATGAGAATGTAGCCAAAGGCTTAGAGGCCGGCGGCTCTTTCCCCGCTTCTCCGAAAAGAGAAGTTACAAGTACCCTTTTATCCCTAAGGGAAAAGGTTATTGCTTATCCTGATGACTAGAGGCTGGTCCGAAAAGCAACGCTTACGACGAGTGAAAGACCGGCTTACCTTGTGCGTTACCAAGGGACAAACCATCTCGGAACATAGCTCAGCAGTGTAGAGCAACTGGCTTATATCCAGCGTGTCGGTGGTTCAAGTCCATCTGTTCCGATCACGTGAGGGAAGCGCGTGAATGTGGGTTTTCATAATAGTATCTCCTTAAAGGGGCGGAGCTGGCAGCAGTTCCGCTTTTTGAAATATTAAGGTGTCAAATTCGGACACCTTTTTCTAATGCCAATTTTCATACAGCGTGCACAGCACCAGCGCATACATACTTTAGGCATGGATTCACTGTATGTAAGCGTTTGCACCTCCTTTCGTCACGGTAGCAATCGGCTGTCGTGTATGGTGCTGGCAGGACTGTATTTCAGATAAAAGAAAGAAGGTGAGCCCGAGTGACAAAAAAACAGAAGATTTTTGCAGATGAATACCTGATAGACCTGAATGCCACAAGGGCTTACAAGGTAGCATATCCGTCTATAAAGAAAGATGAAATAGCAGCTGTAAACGGAAGTAAATTGCTAAGAAATACTAAGGTTGCAGATTATATCCAGAAACGGATGCAGGATCGTCAGAAACGCACAGAAATAACACAGGACAGGGTTCTGGAAGAACTGGCGGCTATTGCTTTTGCAAGGGCTACTGATTTCGCAGAAATAAAAGGCGGATGCGTTATTATAAAAGATACGTCGGGACTATCGGAACAGCAGATCAAAGCTATTGCCGGAATAAAAGAAGGCAAGTTTGGCATTGAACTGAAACTGAATGATAAAGAAAAAGCACTGGAACTCCTTGGCAGACATCTCGGAATGTTCAAAGACAGATTGGAAGTATCTGGTCTGGAAGAAGAGAAGAAAAAGCTGGATGATATCCTCAAACAGATGCGTGGTGGTGGATAGTGAGCACTGAACGTCTGGTACTTTCGGATAAATATAAAGCATTTCTGAGATGTGAGGCACCGGTTGAATTTCTGGAAGGTACCACAGCCGCAGGAAAAACAACCGTTGGTCTGTTCAAGTTTATGTGTAAGGTTGCAGAATCACCGAAGAAACTGCATATCTTGGCAGCAGACGACACCGGAGCAGCAGAAAAAAATATCATCAACAAAGATCTTGGCATCCTGGATGATTTCGGAATATTGACAGAGTACAAAGGCAATGGATCCGGAGAATACAAGATGCCACATATCCTGTTCCATACATCCGGCGGAGATAAAATCATCTTTGTGGTTGGATATGGAAACAAAAGCAAGTGGAAGGATGCCCTCGGCGGTCAGTATGGATGTCTGTATATTGATGAAATCAACACTGCAAATATAGAATTTGTCCGTGAGGCATCCATGCGCTGTGATTATCTGATGGCAACGCTTAATCCGGATGATCCGAGTCTTGATGTATACAAAGAGTACATCAATTGCGCCAGACCGCTTCCGGAGTGGGAAGACAGCACTCCAAGAGAAATTAAAGACGAATTGAAAGAAGAACCAAAACCCGGCTGGGTTCATTGGTTCTTTTCTTTTGACGATAATGCCGGTCTTCCGGAAGAAAAGAAACAAAGGATCATACAGAATACTCCAAAAGGCACTAAGATCTGGAAGAACAAGATCGAGGGACTGAGAGGAAAAGCAACCGGTCTGGTGTTCCCGAATTTCAGCAGAAAGAAACATGTTGTATCTGAGAAATGGTTAAGGTCCCAGATGGCAGCAGGCAAGATTAAATTCAAGAAGTTCACCTGTGGACTGGACACTTCCTATTCTTCAAAATCCCCGGATACAATCGCAATGATGTTTCAGGGAATCACAGAAGACAGGAAGCTGATCACGCTTGCTGAAAAAGTATATAGCAACAAAGAACTGGACCAGCCGCTTGCTCCGTCAGATACGGCAGTAAAATTTGTTGAATTTCTGGAAAGATGCCGTAAAGACTGGGGATTTGCAAAAGATACATTTGTTGACTGCGCAGATGCGGCAACAATTACAGAACTGCGGAAATATAAGCGTTTGCGTGGATGCTTATACAATTTCGTAGAATCTTACAAGAAAGTAGAAATACTGGACAGAATCAAGCTCCAGTTAGGCTGGATCCAGCAGGGATGCTATTTGGTATTGGACGTATGTACCAATCATATTACGGAAATGGAAAAGTATTCATGGAACGAAGACAAAGATATTCCGGAAGATAAAAATGACCATACGATAAACTCGCAGCAGTATGGATGGATTCCGTTCCGCAATATGATCGGATTTGAGGTGGAGGAACAGAAAAGGTGAAATGGATGGAAAAATTAAATGAAAACATAAAAAAGACGGTCAGGAGCTGGTTGAATGTTCTTCCGGCAAATCCCTTTAACTTTCAGATTAATGAAATGATGGATTTTGAAGGACATGCGATCTTAAACCGTATCTGGTATAGAGGTGACAGCAACGAGCTTGAACAGATCTATCGGCAGAATGCAGAATTTGCAGACAGGCATAAATTCTGGGCAAGCAAGTCAACACCTGGTATGGATATACGTAAGATCCACACAGGACTTCCGGGACTGACAGTTAAAGTTCTTTCTTTCGTAGTTCTTCCAGACATGAATGATTTTGAATTTGAAAATCCGTCGCAGGAGGAAATATGGAAAAAGATTGAAAAAGATAATAAATTCCATAAAAAGATAGAAAGCGCCCTCAAAGAAACACTGTTTATTGGGGATGGTGCTTTTAAAGTTACCGTCGATACAACTATCAGTGAGTATCCGATATTGGAATGGTACCCCGGTGACAGAGTAGAATTTGTTTACCAGAGAGACCGCATCAGAGAAATTGTGTTTAAGACACCGTACAAAGAAAAAGGAAAGACATATGTGCTGAATGAGCGGTATGGCTACGGATACATCATTAACGAGTTGTATCTGGGAGATAAGCTGGTAGATATTAAGACAATCAGATCTACGGAAAATCTGGTAGATACGACGTTTGATGATTCTGTGATGTTTGCCGTGCCACTGATGATTTATGAATCCTCCAGATATGAAGGCAGAGGCGGCAGCATCTTTGATGGAAAGCTGGACAGCTATGATTCACTGGATGAAACATGGTCGCAGTGGATGGATGCTTTAAGAGCAGGACGTGCAAAGACCTATATTCCGGAATGTTTGATCCCGCATGATCCGGCAACTGGAGCACTGGTCAAACCTAATCCGTTTGATAACAGGTATTTTGCATCTGACGGCGACATGAGGGAAGGGCAGAAGAATCAGGTTATTACAGATCAGCCGGTAATTCCGCATGACAGCTATATGGCATCATACATCACAGCTCTTGATCTGTGCCTGCAGGGAGTTATCAGTCCTTCTACTCTGGGAATTGATACAAAGAAATTGGATAATGCGGATGCACAGAGAGAAAAAGAGAAAACCACACTGTATACCAGAAATGCAATTGTAAAAGCCTTGCAGGAAACATTACCGGATGTTGTTGCGATGTGTATTAATGCGGACAATATTTTTCTGCATAAAAAAGGTGCAGAAGAAGTGAAAGTCAATGTTTCATTTGGAGAATATGCAAACCCATCTTTCGAAAGTCAGGTTGAAACGATCGCAAAAGCAAAACAGGGCGGAATCATGAGTATTGAACGATGTGTGGAAGAACTTTATGGTGATACTCTCGATGAGCATTGCAAAGAGGAAGAAATCACTCGTTTAAAAGCAGAACAGGGAATACAGGATATGGAAGAACCGGCGGTGAACATGACAGCCGGTGATTTTTATGCAGATCTGGAAGGCGGTGAAGGTGATGAGGGTAAAAGTAGGACCACGAATGTACAGAATGAGCCGCAAGGAGTTCCAGGGACTACTCCAAGTAGCAAAGGAGCAGGTGCCGATGGGAATCTACGCGGTGGAGAAAGCTGACTATGCAGAACTCCGACGGGATAAATGTGAAAGTATCACAAAACTAAAAGAGCTGACACGGCAGTTCAAAGCACAGGGATTCAAGGTGTGGTCTAATGGCAAAGATAAATGACGAGTATGATATCGGTGCCGCATTCGAAGCAATCGAGAATGAACTGATCTCATCCATGATCCGGAACTTCGAAAACCATAAGCAGGAAGAGCTGGACGAAAAAAAACACTGGTCCATGTGGCAGACAGAGATGCTGAAATCTCTGGAAAAGTACAAGCATGACAACCAGAAGAAATATGGAAAGCAGTTTAAGGACATCAACAAACAGATCGAGGTACTGATCAGACTTGCAAGAAGCGAAGGTGGTATGAATCAGGAGAAACGGATACTGGAAGAAATCAAGAAAGGATTTCCTGCAAGACGTATTTCAAAAGGCGGCACTGCAGAGTTTTTTAAAGTCAATGACAGAAAGTTGGATGCGCTGATTCAGGCAACCACATCGGACATGCAGAAAGCAGAGGCAGCAGTTTTACGCATGGCAAATGATCAGTACCGAAAGATCATATATAACGCGCAGGTATACGCTAATACCGGAGCTGGTACATATGAGAAAGCGGTAGACATGGCCACAAAGGATTTTCTTTCTGCAGGTTTGAATTGCATCCAGTATACCAATGGAGCAAGACATACAATTGCTGATTACGCTGACATGGCAATCCGGACAGCGAGCAAGAGAGCTTACCTGCAGGGAGAAGGCGAAATGCGACAGCAGTGGGGATTACATCTTGTGATTATGAACAAGCGCGGAAGCCCCTGCCCGAAATGCCTGCCATTTGTTGGCAAGATTTTGATTGATGATGTGTGGAGTGGTGGCAGCAGTAAAGATGGGAAATACCCGCTTATGTCTTCAGCAATAGCAGCAGGTCTCTATCATCCTCGCTGTAAAGATTCTCATACTACATATTTTCCGGGCATCACGAAAGTAGATCCGAAATATAACAAGCAGGAAATCGCAGATCTGGAAGAGCAGGCGCAGCAGGAATCCAGACAGCAACATGCTGAGCGTCAGGAAAAGAGATTTGGAAGACTTGCGGAGTTCTCACTGAATCCGGAGAACCAACAGAGGTACGAACAGAAGCAAAAAGAGTGGAAACATGTTCGAATGAAAACTGGTGGATTGGATAGTCGAGAGTATGCAGACTTCAAAGACTCAGAGAGAACACAAGGATTCGAAGATATTACAGACGAATGGAAGAAAACAGCAACACCTAATTCTCACGATATTGAAGAAATGCGTAAATATAAAATTAAGGATTCAGTATATACAGTAGATGGAAAAAATGTTTTATTGGATTATTCGGATAAAGAACGACGAATTGCTGAGTTGCTAAAAGAAGAACTTGGCGGGGAAATATCTATGGTTCCTAGAGTATTGAATCCGCAGGGGATATCTACACCAGATTACATATTTAGGGACGAAGCATTTGATCTAAAAGAATTATCTGGAACGAGTAAAAATCTGGTATATAACGCGATTGCAAAGAAGAAAAGACAGGCATCGAATTTTATACTTGATATTTCGAAGAGTCCATTGGAAGAAAGTGAAATTGCACGGCAAATAGAGGATATATATTGGTCAAGACACACTATGTTTGTAGAGAAAATTATTGTAGTTAAAGATGAGAAAATAAGAAAGATATATAAAAGAAACAGGGAGAAATGATGGCCCAACCCAAAATGTGGGGGTCAGGTATCAATTCTCCCTGTTAAGATATCTTATGTTTATACTACAACAATATTCATAAAAAAGCAATATTTTTAGGTGAGAAAGAGAGGTTAATAAACATGAAAAAGAAACTTGCAGCAGTAATTGCACTGGTACTTCTGATCTGCGTCACAGCTACTGGATGCACAGAAGCGAATCAGGTAAGCTACAACATCTCCAAAGAAGCAGATAACTTCAATGTAACCAGAAAGCTCACAGTCCTGAATGCAAGAACAGATACTATTCTTCTGGAACTGACAGGAACATTTGCATTGAAAAACAATGAAGAGAATGAGCTGGAAGTGATTATTGAGACGGCAGAGGACAAGTATCAGAAAGATTATGTCTACTTGAATGATTATACAATGTATGTAGTTGAAGACATTTCCGGAGCATCCGTGGACAAATATCATTACGAAATCAATTTCCTTCCGGAATTTGGATTTAAAGCAACCCATAACGACTGATTTTGTGCCAGCGCAATGGAGGGAGGTGAGAACGGTGAGGATAAGAGTAATCCACGATTTCAAAGATATGCAGAATGACCTGAAACTCAGATCTGTCGGTGAAACAATGACGGTATCAAAAGAGAGAGCTGAGTATCTGGCACACATGAAAGTAGCAGAGATTATCGATTCGAAAGGCGGTGATCCGGAATCTCCCATTGAGGCGCAGGGTTAAGCGTCTTATTTTTATGCCCGAAGGCTTAAAACTACACGGAGACACCGGGTTATCAACTGTCCATGTGAGACACACGTAAAACTGTATTCGTGCAGACAGCACATAAAAAACTGTAAAGGAGCATGAAAAATGTTTAAAAGATTTCGATGTAAAGTACCAATGAACCTGCAGAAATTTGCAGAAGGAGGATCTGGCGATGGTGGGGGAGCAGGTGCCTCAGGAGCGGATGATGGAACACCACCTGCAGGAGCACAGCAGACACCACAGTTTGATTATGATAAGCTGGCCAGCCTGATCGCAGGAAAACAGACTGTAACAGAAGAATCTGTTCTGAAAGGTTACTTTAAACAGCAGGGACTTTCAAAAGAACAGATGGATCAGGCTATCGCATCTTTCAAACAGCAGCAGGCGGCTAACCAGCCGGATGTGGCCGGTATGCAGAACCAGATCACAGAGGCACAGGCACAGCTTGCAGCATCTCAGAAAGCTGTTCAGTCAGCTCAGGTAGAAACTGCAGCTACAATGATAGCTGTTTCACTGGGCATCGATGCAAAAACAATTCCATATGTCCTTAAAATGGCTGATTTCAGTCAGGTAATTGGACAGGATGGGAAAATCAATGAAGAAACATTGAAAACAGCGGTAAATAAAGTACTGGAAGACATTCCGGCACTGAAACCACAGGCTGACGGAAAGACCGGCTTTACACAGATTGGGACTGGTGGTAATCCGGCACAGCATCCGCAGCAGACAACAACAAATCAGCCAACAGTACCGACAAAACGCTGGAACCGTTGGAATTAAACGTGTCCGATTCGGACACCTCAGAAAAAAGAAAGAAGGTATAAGATATGGCATTAAATTATGCAGAACAGTGGAGCCCGGAACTCCTTGAGATCCTGATGCAGGGAACCCTGACATCTCCGTTTGTGACCAGCAATGTAAGATGGCTGGATGCGAAAACATTCCATTTCACTCAGATGAGCACATCCGGTTACAAAAATCATAACCGTAAAGGTGGATGGAATACCGGAACTTATGATCAGAAAGATGTACCATTCACACTGGAACATGACCGCGATGTTGAATTTATGGTAGACAAAGCAGATGTTGATGAAACAAATGCAACAGCATCTATCCAGAATATTTCACGTGTATTCGAACAGACGTGGGTTGTACCGGAAACAGATGCATTATTCTTCTCGAAGGTAGCTCAGGCAGCACAGAAAGAAGAAGGCTACCATGGATCCACAGCTACATCCGCGTATACTAAAGCAAAAGTTTTTAGTATGTTAAAAGATATCCTTGCAAAAGGAAAACTTAGAAGATACAAAGCAAACGGTTCCCTGATTATGTATGTTTGCAGTGAGATCATGGATGCCCTGGAGCAGTCCACAGAGTTTACACGTAAGATTGAGATAACTCAGATCGCAGAGGGCGGTATGGGAATCGAAACCAGAGTAACAGACATTGACGGAGTTCCGATCATGGAAGTAATCGATGATGAACGTTTTTATGATGCATTTGACTGGGAACCGGAAGGCGGCGGTTTTGCACCACTGAAAAAAGTTGCTGCAGATCAGGAACATAGTGTTGAAGCGGTGACAGGCGCACACAAAATTAATGTGCTGGTAGCGTGCGGACAGACCTGCAAGACAGTTCCGAAGATCAACAGCATCTATTACTTTGAACCGGGAGCACATACAAAAGGTGATGGTTATCTGTATCAGAACAGATCTTTCTCTGATGTATTTGTATTTCCGAATGGTCGTGATGGCAAGATTGACAGCATCTATGTAGATGTGGATACTACAGAAGTTGGTGCCTGACAAGAGGTGAGAATATGACTTACAAACCATACGCATCCGAAGATTATTACGTGGACCAGTATGAAGGCAGTAGCATCCCTGAAGATGGACTGGAGAAAGCCCTGAAACAGGCATCCAGACACGTTGATTCCCTGACTTACAACCGCATTGTAGGTCGGGGATTTTCTAATCTTACGGCTTATCAGCGGGAGATCATTAGGGAAGTCGTGTGCATGCAGGCGGATTTCGAGTATGAAAATGCGGATGAGATAAACAGCGTGTTATCTTCGTACAGCATCAATGGAGTGTCTGCACAGTTCGGCAGCAGCTGGAATGTGTTCACCGGCAAAGGTGTGGCAATGAAACGTGATGTGTATGCATTGTTACAGCAGACTGGATTATGCTGCATGTTAGCGAGGTGATCGTATGAGATACCCATGTTTGGTGCCGAAAAGACTTTGCAAGACAGATATTGCCTGTATGTTTGAACAGGAAGGACTGAACGAATACGGAGAACCTCTTAAGACGATAGAGTTTTCTGGCAAGTGTAATTATCAGGACAAAGCAAGAACAGTTCTGACAGCAGAGAAAAAGCTGGTACAGATTACCAGCACAGCACTGTTTCCGGGGGACATCTGCCCGGAACTGCCGGTGATCTGCGGCGGCTCTGCGGTAATCTTCGGTGTGAAAAGACGAATCGAACAGGGGACAAAGGCAAGAAACCCGGATGGATCCGTGAATTATACGGAGGTGATGCTGGTATGAGTAATCTGATCAGCGTGAACTCAGTGATAAAGCTGAACCTTCCGATGATCCGAAAACTGACCGAGGCGCAGACAACTGCCTTAGAGCAGACGGCAGAGGCATTACATACGGAAGTTGTACAGGCGCAGGTATTTCCGCGAGATACCGGAAATCTCCAGAATGAAAGTACATTTCTGGACCGTTCTGAAAGCAAAAACGGAAAAGTTTCCATTGTGTCCAGTACACCGTATGCTCGCCGCCTGTATTTCCATCCGGAATATCACTTCCAGACGGGAGAAAATCCGAATGCACGAGGCAAATGGTATACAGACTGGCTTCCGGGCGGCAAAGAAGCTGATTTTGCAGCCAAAGCATTCAAAGAAATCTACAGGAGGCTGACGGGAATATGATGATGTTGGAAGATGTAAGAGATTATATCGCGTCTCTTGATGTGGCGGATCATGTGTATATGGGAAAGCTCCCGGACAAGGAAGACAAATCCGTCGGAGTATACAACAGTAAGCATCAGAACGCATACCACACAGCGCTCGGAGGTCCCTCTCTGGAAGGCTACGGCGAGAAATACGTAACTTTGCTTGTCCATTGGAACAAATCCCCACGGGAGACTGAAAAAGCCACTGTGGAGCTATTCGAGAAGCTGAGAGCGGTACGTGATGCAGAAGTAAATGGTGAGACAATTAAATTTTTTCAGCCACTTTATGATATTCAGGATGTCGGTACGGATGATGCTGGTATTTACGAAATGGTCATAGAAGGGGCTTTTATTTTTGAAAAGAAAGAAGGTAAAGAGACATGAAAATGAATCTTCAGAAGTTTGCAGGGAAGACCAATGTATTCCCGGTTTCTGATAACCAGTTCAAACTTGGTGCAGACAAAGAATCTGCTACAATGCCCGCAGATCTGGAAACTTTTTCTCCATCCTTTTCTAATGGAGTAGAGACATGGATTCCAATGGATGCAGGGGGATGGCAGAGAGCATTAATGACTGCAAAAGCAGTCACGATTACACTCAGCGGCAAAAGGAACATCGGAGATACCGGAAATGATTTTGTAGCTGGAAAGACATTTACAAACGGCCACGATTCAGAAGCATATTTTGAGTGGATCATGCCTGATGGCACAAGTGTTTCCTGGCCGAATGCCGTGATTGATGTCAAAAACAATTCCGGTGGCGATGCCACAAACGTAGGCGCACTGGAATTTGACGTGATCAGTAATGGAAAACCGACGGTAACACCGGCACTGTAAAAGGAGATAAAATGGCAAAAGTAGTAAATATCACAGAAAAGCTGGAATTTGAATCCAATCCGATTATGGAAATTGGAACACTTGAAGTTGAGGTAAAAGCAGATGCTGAAACAATGCTGAGACTGATGGGAGTTTTTGCAGAAAACAGTGAGCTTGAGGCAGTTGGTAAGGCGATGAACCTTATTTTTGATCCGGAAGACGTAAAGGCCATCTGTAATCTGAAAAGAAATGGAAGAAAACTGTCTGCCGGATCTTTGATGACCATTGTCCAGGAAGCGATGAAACTTGTACTGGGAGAAAAAGAACAGGGAGAGCAGTGACCCGTACTATGATCTGATAGAAGACTTTGACCTGGTCGTGTCTTCTTTTCAGTCACAGTACGGGATTCGTTTGTCCAGGGAGCTGCCGGCCGGAATGAAATGGGAAGAGTTCCGAGATCTTCTTGTAGGAATCGGGCCAGATACAGCTCTTGGAAGGATTGTTTCTATTCGCGCAGAGGACCGTAAAGAAATTTTGGAGAATTTTACACCAGAACAGCACCGGGTCCGAAATGCATGGCAGTCAAGGCATGCAGAATTTGTGAAAGCACATACATCGAAAGCGCAGGTGGATGCACAGATGCAGGCAATGAAGATGGCATTTATGCGCATGGCAGGCCTTGGAGGTGATTAAAAATTGAAAAGTTAAAGGTAAGATGCCCTTTCTGTGGACACGAACAGAAAGTACAGTATGCTCCGGATGCAAAATGCCGGGGTGTCTTTTATAAGTGTCAGGCAAGGCACTGCAAGAAAGAATTTGAGATAAAAATAAACCAGGACAAGTAGTGCCACTGTGCCGATGTCCTCGTGACAGAGGCAGGTGGTATATATGTCAGCAACAAGCGTCGGACAGATCGGTCTTGATCTGGTCGTAAATAAAAATCAGTTCGAAAGTCAGATGGCCGGGATAACCGGCATGGCGAAAAAAGCAGGAGCGGCACTTGCAGCGGCTTTTGGAGTAAAAAAACTGGTTGATTTCGGAAAACAGTGTCTGGAACTGGGCTCTGATCTTGCAGAAGTTCAGAACGTTGTAGACGTTACCTTTCCGAAGATGACCGCACAGGTCGATGAATTTGCCAAAAGTGCGGCACAGAGTTTTGGTCTGTCGGAGACTATGGCAAAACAGTACACTGGTACATTCGGTGCCATGGCGAAAGCCTTTGGATTTACCGAAAGACAGGCTTACGATATGGGCTCAACCCTGACCGGACTGGCTGGTGATGTGGCGTCGTTTTACAACATTTCGCAGGACGAGGCATACACAAAGCTGAAATCGGTATTTACCGGTGAAACGGAAAGTTTAAAAGATCTCGGTGTCGTAATGACACAGACAGCTCTTGATTCCTACGCTATGGCGAATGGATTCGGGAAAACAACTTCGGCAATGTCCGAAGCGGAAAAGGTAGCCTTGCGTTACCAGTTTGTGCAGGATAAGCTGTCGGCAGCACAGGGTGACTTTGCACGTACTTCCGGAAGCTGGGCGAACCAGTGCAGAATACTGAGCCTGCAGATGCAGTCTCTCATGGCAACGATCGGACAGGGACTGATCAACTTATTTACTCCGGTTATCCGGATCATCAATACGGTGATTGGAAAACTTGCCACACTGGCAAATGCGTTTAAGTCCTTTACAGAACTGATTACAGGAAATAAATCCAGTGGTTCAGACAGTAGCGGTGTAGCGGCAGTTGCAGGAGCAGCAGATGATGCAGGAACCGGCCTGGAAAATGCGTCTGATTCTGCATCCAATCTGGCAAGCAACACGGATAAGGTTGGAAAGGCAGCACAGAACGCGGCGAAAAAGATGAAAGCCCTCATGGGCTTTGACAAGATCAATAAGCTGGATTCACAGACAGATTCAAGCTCCGGCAGTTCTTCTACTCCGTCAACCGGAACAGGAGGCACGGGGGCACTTGGAAGTGCGGTTGATTTTGGAAACCTTGCTAAGGGTGATACGGTTCTTGATAAGACAGATAAAAAAATGTCTGCACTGATAAAACGGTGTCAGGAACTCGCAAAACTATTCAAAAAAGGATTCGAAATCGGATTCGGGGATTCACAGAAGAAAATTGATTCCATAAACGAATCTGCAAAAAGCATCGGCAAGAACTTAAAAGAAATCTTCACTGACACTGCAGTTGTAAATGCAGCGAACCGATGTGTGAATAATATTGCTCTTGCATTTGGAAAAATCACAGGATCCACAGCAAGGATAGGGCTTACATTAGCAGATAATCTTGTTGGTGGTGTTGATAAATATCTTGCGAAGAGCAAGAACTATATTAAAAAACGCATTGTTTCAATGTTCGATGCGACAGGAGAGATTGCAAAGCTTTCGGGAGATTTCAGTGTTGCACTGGCAGATATCTTTGATATTTTTTCAAGTGATGATGCGAAGGGAATCACTGCAGATATCATTCAGGTATTTTCAGATGGTTTTCTTGGAGCAACAGATCTGGCGGTTAAATTCGAAAGAGATTTTGTATCACTTTTTACTGTTCCGATTATCCAGAATACAGATAAAATCTCCGGAACTCTGGAGAATATGCTTTCCCGATGGAGAACTGTATTTGATGCACTTTCACAGAGTGTTACAGATACGTTCGAAAAAGCTAATGAAGTTTATGATCAGTATTTTTCCCCATTTGTGGATGCAATTACACAAGGCATCTCAGATATCCAAGGAACGTTTCTGGATGCATACAATACGTATCTTTCACCGATTCTTGATTACCTGGCGGATAAGTTCAGCACTGTGTGGTCAGAGTATATCCAGCCGGCATTGGATGGGATTCTTGAACTGATGGGAAAACTGTTAGAGAACCTGGGAGCCTTGTGGCAAAACACATTGGTTCCGTTCATCGAATGGCTCATCAACAACATCATGCCGGTCCTTTCGCCGATCATCGGAACCATCGGCACTCTGATCCTTGATCTTCTGGCGGTGGCCGGTGATGTGATCAGTGGAATCACTACAATTTTAGGCGGATTTCTTGATTTCTGTACAGGAGTATTTACCAGCGATTTTAGCATGTGCTGGCAGGGGATTGAAGAAATCCTGCAGGGATTCAAAAGGATTGCTGCTTCGATATTCGATTTTGCGAAGAAAAATATCCTACAGCCGTTTATTGATTTTGTGAAAGGAATTTTCCAGACAGACTGGTCAAAGAGTTTCGGAACATTAGGCTCTGTTTTAAACACGTTCCTTGGTACCGTGCAGCGTATATGGGGAAATATAAAACGCGTATTCAATGGGATCGTGGAATTTATTACTGGTGTTTTTTCTGGAAACTGGAAGCAGGCATGGAACGGAATCAAGGAAATTTTCGGAGGAGTATTTGGCTCTCTCATAGCACTGGCAAAAGCGCCACTGAATGCCGTGATTGATCTGATCAATGGATTAATGGACAAGCTGAACTCAGGACTGGCGGCAATTGAAAACGCGTTCTCATTCAGTTATGACTTTAAGAATCCGATTACCGGAACAAGACATTATGGACATTATGGAATGTCTCTTCCGAGAGTACCAACTATTCCACATCTGGCACAGGGCGCATACGTCAGGCCAAACACACCACAGCTCGCCATGATCGGTGATAACCTGCACCAGGGAGAAGTTGTAGCTCCGGAGAATAAACTGAGAGAAATGGCAATAGAAGCTGTCAGGGCAGCAGGCGGATCCGGTGTCACAAGGGAAGATCTGGAAACCATAATGAACCGTGCAGTGATGCGGATCATAGCTGCTCTTTCACAGATGGGATTCTACCTTGATGGTAAAAAGCTGGCAGAAGCTGAGAATGCAGTAAAAGCAGAAATAGATAGGCGCTTCAACACCGTGGACATTAAGTAGGAGGGAACATGAAAAAAGGCGAAATTTTAAAATCAGGAGATGTGGTCCTTCCTGCACCAACCACCCTGTCTGTAGCAGATGAGATCATATGGACCTCAGACACCGGAAGGACGCTGATGGGACGGATGGTTGGAGATGTAGTAGCTGAGAAGAAAAATCTCAGTATAAAGTGGGAATGGTTGACAGACAAAGAAGTGAAAATGATTAAAAACCGGTTGATAGCCGGCTTTTTTCCGTTCACATTCCATGATTCAGGGATTGATTTTACGATCGAAGCTTACAGGGGAACGCTGACCAAAGAACATTACGGTTATCTGGGAGATGGGAATTATTACTACAGGACGGTTTCAGTAGATGTGATACAGAGGTGACAAGATGATCAATACAAGCATAGCATTCCGCAGAGCATTAAGCGGAAACAGGGAGTTCAGGATAAAAGATACGATCACCCTGAAAAATAAAAAAGAGATTCCGATTCCGATGATGGATCTGAGAGAGTATAAGATCAATGAAGCTACTTCTGCATCTGGGAAATTCGAAATAGGCGCTGCAGTGATTAAAGAATACAAGGTTACACTGGATAATTCGGAAGAACAATATGATGACTGCGATTTTGAAGATGCCAATATACAGGCTGTGATCGGCCTGAAACTGGCGGACGGAACTTGGGAAGATCTGAAAAAAGGGCAGTATCGGGTATATACGGCAATATTTGGCGAAACCACACTACAAATCACAGCCTATGATGAAATGATCTATTTTGACAGACCGTACAGTGAATGTACTCTTTCCTATCCGGCAACGATCCGGGACATTGTACTGGATGCCTGCCGGCACTGTCAGGTGGATTGCGAGTCTGGTTCAATTGAGATGGGAAACTACATTGTCAAAACAAAACCAGAAGGAAGCATAACGTATCGAGACGTGATTTCGTATTGCGCGCAGATAATGGGCTGCTATGCACGAATTAATCATCTGGGACGGCTTGATTTTGGATGGTACGATTTTTCGGCAGTAGGATCCGGTGATCTGGATGGCGGGATTTTTGATACCGCATCACAGGAAAAATATTTGTCCGGTGATGAAGCTGACGGCGGAACATTTGATGATTACAGTTCCGGATATACATACGATGGTGGCTCTTTTGCTGACATGGATACCTATCATCACTTCTACGATCTGTACAACAAGTCAATAAACGGAACCGACATCAATGTCACAGGAATCCAGATCACAGCAAAGAAAGACAGTGCAGAGGAAAAATATCTGTATGGCACGAATACATACGCGCTGGAAATCAAAGACAATCCTCTGATCCAGACAGATACGATGCAGCAGGTAGCGAAACACATAGGAGATAAGATTATCAACAAACCGTTTCGTCCGATGAGCATTTCTGTTCAGGGGAATCCGGCAATCGAAGCCGGTGATGTAGCTGTGGTATCACCAAAGACAACATCTTCATATACGACAGTGATCACAGACACCACATTCAGCCTGTTTGCGGCACAGTCGATCTCATCCACGGCCGAGACACCAACTGCAAAAAAATTCACACGCTATGGAGCAGCAACAAAGCTACTGGAAGCCGCACGGAATTACACTGATCAGGAAATGTCTGCCTACGACCTTGTCGTCCAGCAGATGAGCCAACTTGCTGCCAACACCTTAGGTTTCCACGAGACAAAAATCATCCAGGACGACGGTTCCGTGATCGTGTACCGGCATGATAAGCCGAAACTGTCCGAATCAAAGATTGTGTATAAATCCGGTATTGATGGTTTCTTCGTAACGAGAAGCTACACCGGCAAAGATTCTACTACAGCCTGGAAAGCAGGATTCGACAGTAACGGCAATGCAGCTCTCAATATCCTTTCCGTGATCGGCATCCACTGGGATTGGGCATATGGTGGAATATTAAGTCTTGGTGGAAAAGGAAATGGAAATGGTGTTCTGAAAGTTTTTAATGAAAATGGAAAGTTAATCGGCCAGTGGGACAGAAACGGTATTGTTGCACAGTCAGGGAAGTTTTCCGGGGACATAACCGGTGCCAGCGGTACTTTTTCAGGCAGATTGGATTCCCAGACAGGAAATATTGCAGGATGGGATATTTCAAGTGAGGGACTGAGTGCCGCAAAAATGAAGATCTACAGTAATAAGTCTATTAATGCAAATGATTCACCGGATGATATTTTTACTGATGATCCTTATACGAGAATATATAAGGATGGTATTACAACAGATCAGATATTTGCAAATGAAATTAATTTTACACCTAAAAAGGGCAGCACGTATTACAAAGGCACCACGAAAACAGTAACTGTGGTAACGGATGTAAGCGGTTCAACTGTTAAGTCCACAAAATTAACATTCATAGATGGAATGCTGGTTCATGAGACAGTTTAAAAGGAGGGTAAC